GGTAATTTGAACCCCATTTTAATTCTAGCGAGCGAATTTTTAAAACAGGTTAACCGTAAGCATGGTTTATAGGTAAATAATGACTGAACAGGTTAATAATCAGTTAACACGATCAGAATACGCTATTTATAAGGGCGTGAGCAAACCGATGGTCACAAAATGGGCGCGTGATAATCGGTTAGTGTTAACTCATGACGAGAAATTTGTGTTAGTCGCTGAGTCTGATGCGCGAATCAGGTTAACTGCAAGCCTGAATAACTCATTCAATGAAAAAATTGGCGCTGTAGAAAAGGAAAAAGTTAATAAAATCATAAAAGAAAAAGGGTTAACCGAATTAACCTGGGATGTTAAATCGACGCAACTGGACTTGGAAACTGATGATGCTGATGTTTTATTCAGAAATGCGCGGGCTTTAAGAGAAAAAGCGGCGGCATTACAAGCGGCGGCAGAGCATGAAAAGTTTGTCGGTACGTTGGTTGAGAAAGAGGTGGTTGAAAAGATTGTATTCGAGCGTGCGCGACAGTTTCGTGATGGCGTAATGGCATGTTCACGACGAATTGCGCCGGATGTGATCGGTAAAGAATCGATACAAGAAATTGAGGCGCTGATTCAAAAGGAACTACGAGCAATGCTTGAGCAGTTTGCAAAATTGCCGGTTATTGAATGATAGGCTACCAGCAACTATACGAAACAATATCAATCGGATTATTACCGGATCTTGATCTGTCGGTCGATGAATGGTCAGATCAATTTATGGTGATACCGAAAAGTTCCGGTTCAAATGAATATGGAAATTATCGAACAGATCGGACGCCGCACGCACGCGAAATCATGCGGTGTTTGTCAGATTCGCATCCATGCAAGGAAGTTGTTGCGATGGTTGCTTCTCAGATGTTTAAAACGCAGGTTTGTTTGAATTGGTTTGGATCAACAGTACACCAGTCGCCAAGTAACTTTCTATGGCTAATGCCGACCGGCAAGCTTCACAAGCGATTAGCGGCAAGGATTGACAAAACAATTGCAGCGGTTGACGTGTTGCGCGAGCGAGTAGCCAAGCCAAATTCACGATCAGCAATCAATAATATTGATACAAAAGAGTACAAAGGCGGGACTTTGTTCATTGCTACGGCTGGCAGCGCAGCAAATCTGGCAGAGGTTCCGGCGCGGCGGGTTGCTGTTGATGAGGTTGACCGGTGCGAGGCGAACGTTGACGGCGAAGGCGATCCTATCAAGTTGGCAAAAGCGCGGCAGACAACTTTCACATATAACCGTAAATCATTTTTTTACTCAAGTCCAACAATCGACGGCGAATCTAAAATTGATGAATTGTATCGGTTTGGTACACAGCGGCGTGCATTGGCCGAATGTGTGCATTGTGGGCATCCGCAAGAATTGATTTTTGAAAACCTAGTCCGCACTGATGACGGCTTGGTTTTGTATCCGTGCGAATCATGCGGCGCGATGCACAAAGAATCTGATAAGCCGCAAATGTTCAGGCGCGGGCTATGGTCAGAGCCAGAAATTCAAAACGCAGATGTTGAATCATTCACCGCAAGCGCAATGTTTCAGCCTTATGGTTGGTTGACTTGGGCTGATTTGATGGATGAATACGAAACGGCCAAGAAAGCGCAAGAGGCTGGCAATGATTCCATGATGATTGTTTTCTACAATACCCGGCTAGCAAGAACATGGAGGCGCACAATTCAAAAAGTGAGCTTCGAGGCAATTAAGGAAAGGGCAGAAAATTACAGTTTGAGAGTATGTCCGAGCGGTGTTTTGTTTCTGACGGCTGGCGTTGATACTCAAGACAACCGGCTAGCGGTGCATATTATCGGATGGGGCAGGAATTTACATGCTTGGGTAATCGATTATGTCGAATTACCCGGAGATCCGGCAGAGGATAAAGTTTGGAATGATTTGACTGATTTATTAAATCGAAACATTGAGCATGTGACCGGCGCGGAACTAAGAGTGATTGCAAGCGCAATCGATACCGGTGGCCATCGCGGGGAAGCGGTAAAAAACTTTGTGAGATCAAAACGCATTCAATGTCCAATAGCGATTCATGGCGCGGTGAAAATTAACGCGCAGCCATTGAGTAAGGGCAGTATGCAAGATGTGACTTGGAAGGGCGTACTTGATAAGCGAGGCGTAACACTGCACAGCGTTGGAACGATTGAGATTAAACATCATTTGTTTGCGAGATTACAAAACGACACTAACAAAGAGCCTGAAGAAATAACGCTGCATTTCAGCAACCAATTGACAGACGAATATTTTGCAGGAATCGTTAGTGAATCATACAACCCAAACAAGCGAAGGTACGAGAAAAAGCCTGGAGTTCGCAACGAGCCGCTAGATACGCTTGTATACGCATATTCAGCACTACATCACGCAACAATCAGGGCGCACCGTTTTACTGAAACGGATTGGCTGAGATTAGAGCATACAATCTCAGAAAAAAAGGTTTCGCTGTCGGTATCGGCTGGCAAGATCAGCATAAATACGTTTGCGAGGTTTCGATGAAAAAAGATGTCGTGGATGATATTTTTGATCGAGTAAAGCAGATTTTAGGCGAAAAATTTGCCGGTGAAGTGTCGGTGTTGTTGGAGAAAGAAGAAAAAGCGGTCAGGGTTTATTATGGAGGTGGTCGGTATTACATAGGCCACATTTCCAGGCGAGAAAGCGCTCAAGCCAAAAAAGTTGTACTCGAATTGATGCGTCAAGGTATGTCAGCGAGAGAAGCTGGCAAAAAAGCGGGTATTTGCCAAGATACTGTGTATCGTTTTTTACGAAAGAAGGCTGTTAATGCGTTATAAAATATAATAATTTTCTTCCAAAATGGAGGAAGGTATGGCCGGAATTACACTAGCGCAAGCAGAAGCAAGACTCCAAAATTATCTTGATGCAGAAGAAAAAGTTCTTTTGGGTCAAGCATACGAAATAGCAGGGCGGCGAATGACTAGAGCAAACCTGCAAGAAATCCGCGAAGGCATAAAGTTATGGGACGAGAAAGTAAAAGCGCTTTCTGCGTTTGCAAGCGGCACGCCACGTACTCGAACAATTTGTCCAGGGTGGTAGCATGGCAAAAATGAATTTTATTGACCGGGCTATTGCGGTATTTTCTCCGAAAGAAGCAATGAGGCGGTTACAGCACCGCGAAGCGCTTGCCTTGCTTGGCGGCTATAACGGCGCATCAAGAAGCCGCGCAGCATTGCAGAATTGGAATCCATACGGCGGCGATGCAAATTCAGACATAATTCTTGATTTACCGACACTCAGGGCAAGATCAAGAGATTTGGCTAGGAATGCGCCGGTAGGCGGATCAGCAATTAATACCGTTGTATCAAATGTAATCGGCACAGGGCTATCGATGCAATCCAATCCAGACGCAAAAACGCTTGGATGGAGCGATGAACAGGCTGGAGAATGGAAAAGATTAGTAGAAGCCGAGTGGCAACTATGGGCAAACAGTTACGAATGCGACGCGACCAGAACCATGAATTTCTATGGGCTGCAAGGTTTGGCGTTGCGATCAATGCTTGAATCCGGCGATGTGTTAGCGATTACGCCATCGATTAGAGACAGAAGGCCGTATCAACTAGCGATACAGATTGTTGAAGCGGATCGGCTTTGTAATGACAAAAACGCGCAAGATTCAGATAAACGAATTTCAGGCATTACGATTGATGAAAACGGCGCGGCAGTAAGCTACGACATAGCAAAGAAACACCCTGGCGCGGTGCGTGTTGCTGGTCAGGAATGGATAACTATTCAGGCATACGGCAAAGACGGGCGCAAAAATGTAATCCACTTGTTTGAGCGTAAACGACCTGGGCAAATGCGTGGAGTGCCGTATCTTGCGCCAGTTATCGAGCATTTGAAGCAGCTATCAAGATATTCTGATGCGGAATTGCAAGCGGCTGTTGTTTCTGCTGCGTTTGCGGTATTTCTCAAGATGGACGCGGACGCATTCAGCAGCGTGCTGAACGAGCAAAGCCAGCAATCATACATAAATAGATCAAGCGAGTGGGACGGCAAGATTAGCGTAGATTCACCCGGCAACGTAATTAATCTAATGCCCGGAGAGGAAGCCAGTGTTCCAAATCTTGGCCGCCCCAATGCTAATTTTGATCCGTTCTTCTTAGCAATGCTGAAACAGATCGGGCCAGCGTTAGAAATTCCATTTGAAATTTTAGTAAAACATTTTTCAAGCAGCTATTCTGCAAGCCGTGCGGCATTGCTGGATTTTTGGCGCATTGTTAGAGTCCGCCGTGATTTCATGGCTACCTATTTTTGTGAGCCAATAAAAAACCTTTGGTTCGAGGAGGCTGTGGCACTAGGTCGCATTCCTGCGCCTGGATTTTTTGCAGATCCAAGACTTAAGCAAGCATATACACGGGCATTATGGATCGGAGACGGCCCTGGAAGTATTGACCCTGAAAAAGAAATTAACGCAGCAATCAAACGCATTAACGCAGGCGTATCAACGCTCGAAAAAGAATCGGCAGCTTATGATGGCGGTGATTGGGAAGCTAACATCAATCAACGGATGAAAGAGAAGCAAATGATGGATGATGCCGGGTTATCCATTGATCCAAACCAGCAAACCGACACACTTCCGCAACAAACATAAAATTACGATTTTTGCCTGTAATTACTAGCGTTTAACCGTTATTGTGCCACCAATCCATAAAGGTTGGCGGTTATGCGGCTTTCTGATGTAATCAATGCACCCTGGGCGATTCAGCCTGAAATTTTAAACGAAATTCAAAGCGTTTATGCGGCTCATGTCCGCAACGAGCAGATTGATATAGCTGCGGTTGAAGCGCGTTTAGGTAAGCCACTAGCAAACGAGCCGCAAGGCTACACCGTCCAAGATGGTGTAGCGGTAATACCGATTCACGGTGTTATCGGCAAGCGGATGAATATGTTTTCTCAAATATCCGGCGGCACATCTACCCAATTGATCGAGCGCGATATAAAAACCGCTCTTTCTGATTCAAAAGTTAATTCCATTCTTTTGCATATCGATTCACCCGGCGGGACGGTGGACGGTACACAAAACCTTGCAAGCGTTATTCGAGACGCAAAGACACAAAAGCCGGTCATGACATTTGCTGATGGCACGATAGCGAGCGCGGCTTATTGGATCGGATCGGCTGCTGATGGAATTGTGGCGGCATCGGATACAACTCAAATCGGATCAATCGGTGTTGTTGCAACACACACAGATTACTCAAAAGCAGAAGAAGCGCAAGGAATTAAGACTACAGAAATCACGGCAGGAAAATACAAACGCATAGCAAGCAGCAATGCGCCACTAACCAAAGAAGGCAAAGAATACATTCAAGATCAAGTTGATCAACTTTATACGATTTTTGTTGATGAGGTTGCACAAAATCGCGGGGTTGATGTTGATACGGTAATAGATGACATGGCCGACGGTCGTGTTTTTTTGAGCAAGCAAGCAAAAAAGCGCGGGATGGTGGATCACATCGCAAGCTTAGAAACTACGATTAACAACATGGCAACAGGAGTTTGGCCGATGAATAAGCAAGTACAGCAAGACAAGCAGCCGGAACCGGTTGCGATGACTATTGAAACGGTAAAAGCTGAATATCCAGAAATCGCGCAAGCACTGGCAAAAGAAGGCGCGGAGCAAGAGCGCGCAAGAATCCAGGCATGTGAAGCGGCTGGTTTATCTGGGCACGAGGCAATTGTGAACACCATGAAATACGACGGCAAGTCAACCGGCGGCGATGTAGCAATGGCAATAGTTAAAGCCGAGCAGTCGCTAAGAGCAAATCATCTCGAATCGGTTCGCGCGAATGCACCTCAGGTTGTGCCTCTGGCAGCGGTTCCCGCTATCGAAAAGGATGAATCTGTAATCGATAAAAGCAAGCCGGTTGACCAATGGGCGCAAAAAGCCTGGGATGCTGATGAAAAGATTCGAGCCGAATTTGGCGATTTTGAAAGCTATTTGGCATACGAAAAAGCGTTTGCTGCTGGAAAAGTAAGAGTGGCACGAGCTTAATTTTTTAACCTAACGCCGTGAGGCGCTGGAGAACTAAATGACTACACTGGCAGCAAACAAACAACGCCAATTTGAGCTTGGCGATTTAAATCATATTCCGGTCATTGCATCGGACATCATCTACGAGGGCGCAGCGGTTGGAGTAGTTCCGGCTTCAGGTCACGCGCAGCCATTAGCGGCAACCGATAGATTTGTGGGTTTCGCAGTATCCAAAGCTGACAATTCAGCAGGCGCAGCAGCAGCAATCAATGTAGAGGTCGTATATCGCGGCGAGGTTCAATTATCTGTAACCGGCGCGGTTATAACCGATCTTGGCCAGCCGATATACGCAACAGATGACGACACTTTCCAATTTTCGCCGGTTGGTGGCGTATTTATTGGCTTTGTAAAGCGTTTCGTTTCAAGTGGGGTGGTTATCGTTGAATTTGACGCATACGCATTCCGCGATCCGTGGGCACACAAAACCAAGCGCGAAGAACTGACCGGCATTAAAACATTTGACGCTGAGGATTCCGGCAAGCTGTTTACAGTTACGGCGGACGGCGATGCGGATGCGTTGACTCTCCCGGCAATCGCTACCGGCTTATCAGGCATCACTATTCTGGCAATCGGCGCATTCGGCACAACGGCTGTGACGATTAGTCCTAATGCTTCAGACATGATTCTAGGGCCTGATATTACTGGCGCAGATGATAAAGATTTGATCTGCACCAAAGCGACGCAACGACGCGGCGATTTTGTCACCCTGATTGCCGGTGATGCGGATGGGTACATGGTTACAGAAATGCGCGGCACATGGGCGCGTGAAGCTTAGTTTTAAGTAGCAATTGAGGCGGGGTAACGCTGTGAAGCCGTGACCCTGCAATTACAAACCTAACGCCGTGAGGCGCTGGAGAAATAAAGATGGCAGATCAAAGCATTCTATCTAGTCGCGCAGTGATTGGCATGTATTACGCGCAACTCGAACAAAGCGCCGGGGCAACATGGATCGGCAGCGTATCAAATCTCTTTAATTCAGATCAAGCAAGCGAAACTTATCCGTTTTTAGGTCAATCGCCAACAATGCGCGAATGGTTGGGCGGCAGAGGTGAGAAAGCGCTTGCATCGAATAGCGTTACGATTATTAACAAGCATTATGAAGCAACGCTTGGCATAGCTACTAAAGATTTACGAAGAGATAAAACCGGCCAGATTCAAGCAAGAATCCAAGAGTTTGTTGATCAGGATATGCGGCATTGGGGCAGCTTGCTAAGTGATTTTATTTTAGCAGCACCTTCAACAACTTGCTACGACGGGCAATACTTTTTTGACACCGATCACTCCGAAGGTAGCTCAGGCTCTCAAAGCAACGACATAACCGTTGATATTTCTGCGCTTTCTGCTGCTTCTCATGGTTCAACAACCGACCCAAGCACGGAAGAAATGCAGCAAGCGATCATGCTTGGTATCGCTCAAATATTGTCATTCAAAGACAATCACGGCGAACCAATGAACGACAATGCACGCGAATTTCTTGTCATGGTTCCGGTGAGCTTATGGGCAAAGGCAACAGCTGCAACAAGCGCAGTATTAACCGCATCGCTGGCGCAAAATTTGAACCCGAACGGCATGAATGGGATGAGTGTGCGTGTGGAAATGAATCCGCGTCTTACCTGGACAGATTCGTTTGCAATTTTCCGCACTGACTCTCCAATTAAGGCGCTGATTCGCCAAGCAGAAACGACGCCACAATTGCAAATACTGGATGAAAATTCAGAACACGCATTTAAAAATCAAGAAATTCTGATTGGCATTGATTCTTGGCGCAACGCTGGTTATGGGTACTGGCAACGTGCTTGTTATGTGACCCTGGTGTAATCATGGAACGCTACCTAACGACCGATAAGGTTGATTTGTTGAGTGGCGTTCTTGATCTGAATGAAGATCAAGCAAGACGGCGCAAAGGATGGCTTAAAAAACTTAATTCCGGTTTGTATGAAATTATAAAGCCGGTTCAGTTCAAGGCTGGCGAGGTATTTGGTTTTGAGGGCGAATTATCCAAGTATCACTTGGAGCGGATGATAAGCGAATCCGGTGAACTTGTTGTGAAATCCGACGAGCCACAAGAACCGGTCACATTTGAAACCATTGCCAAGCAAAAAGGCAAAGCTAAAAAATGATGACAGAGGACGCATCGGTTTTCTTTGATACCGACGATTTCGCGGAGACGGTAACTATTGACGGGGTTTCTGTCAATGGCGTCTTTGATGCGGAATTTGTGACGGTTGATTATGTGGAAACAAAAAAACCGGTGTTTTCCTATGTTCGCACCGATGCGCCAAACGCTGCTTATGATTCGACGGTTGTGCGAAGCAGCACGACATACAAGGTTAAGGGCGTGCAGCCGGATGAAACAAACATGATTAATAAGCTGATTCTGGAGAAACAATAATGGCTAATCATGTCCGGCAACAGTTACGCGAAGCGGTAGCGACTGCTGTAACTGGATTATCTACGACTGGCAGCCGCGTATATCAAAGCAGAGTTTATCCGCTGGATACATCAAACCTGCCATGTTTGTTGGTTACGAGTGACGGCGACAAATCAGAAGCAATCACTGTGCATTCGCCGTATCAGCAAGAACGAGCTACGACAATCAGGATTGAAGGCGTAGCAAAGGCTGTGAGCAATATTGATGACACGCTGGATACGATCAGCAAAGAGGTAGAAACGGCTATTGCAGGATCATCAACGGCAATCGTCAAAGGCTTGATTTACCAAGGCGCTCAAATTGATTACGACGGCAGCGGAGAGCAGCCCATCGGCAAAGTAACCATGATTTTCACAAAGGATTTATACACCTTATCAAATGCACCAGATGTATTGATTTAATTGATTAACACCTTAACGCCGTGATGGCGCAGGAGAAAGCAAGATGGCAAATGCTCAAGTATTACGCAACGCGGTTGTGCAAATCCAGACCGCATTGGGATCAGCAAAAACAATCACAGGAATAACAAAAGCGTCTCCGGCTGTAGTAACAGCAACGCACGACTACAGTGTTGGTGATTATGTTGTTATCACATCAGTCGGAGGCATGACACAGGTAAATGATCGAGTATTTCGCGTCTCTGCGGTTAGCACGACCGTATCGTTTACGCTTGAAAGTATAGATTCTTCAGGTTACACAACTTACACCAGCGGCGGCACTGCTAAAAAGATTACCTTCGGCGCGTCATTCGACAACATCACGCAGCTTGATATTCCTGATGCAACACCGGATGAAATCGACGTTACCTCAATCCATGACGACGAACGACAAATCGAGTTTGGTCACGCTGCGGCGCAAAAAGGTTCATTCAGTTGTATCGCTGATCCATTAGCCACTGCGGTTGTCGAGGTTGGCACTGCTGATAGAGCGCAAGAGCGTAGAGCTTTTCTTGTGACGTTAGCATCGGGTTATAAATGCTTATTCAACGCCTATTGCTCAGGCGGTACAGGTTTCAGCGGTGGTGTTGGTGCAGCTGGTACTGGTCAGATTTCTCTCTCGCTGCGTACTAAAGCGCAGTGGTTCTCAAGCTAGAAGCGTGGGGATTTGCCCCGGCGCTTTGTCGGGGCTTTTTTTCAACATGGGGTGAAAAATGAGCTTGGCAGAAAGAATCAGAGAATCAAGAAAGATCACAATCGAAATCGGGAATATCAAGTTTTTTGGCACACGGGCAACGGCTGAACAGTTTTCCGCATATTCAATCAATTCCACGTTAGACGCGCAGGTTGCACGCAATCACGTCACCGGCTGGGAGGGCGTGAAAGAGTGCGATTTGATCGACGGAGGTTCAAAGGAAATTGTCGCATTCAAGCGTGCTGATTTTGATGAAGTGATTGGAGATCGACCCGACTGGGCAGGAGAAATTGCAAAGGCTGTTCTATCTGATGCAATCGACCGCATCAACAAAAGGACAGAAAACGCAAAAAACTAAATGACTGGCTGGCTTATGAAGATGTAGGGAAGCACATACCAGGGGCGCAGCCAGTAGAGCTTAGAGAGTTTCAAAGGAAATCGCTTGCTGGTTTTAATTTGTTAGGCGGCGAGCTTAACTGGCAATCGGTTGATGATGTGGCGGAGTATTTAGAAATCAGTGACATAGAGTTATTTATCGATAACCTGATAACACTAAAAGACTATCAACAAGCGAACAAGAAATGAGCGAAGCCACAACAAACATAGTAATCACGGCGCGAGATAGCACCGCCGGGGCTTTCGCTTCTGTAAATTCAAATATTACAGGTCTTGCCAGTAGCGCGGCAAGGTTAAGCACATCACTTGCAGCGGTTGGCGCTGGCGCAGTTGTTGGATCACTGGCAGCATTTACGCGCAAAACAATCGACGCGCAAGATCAATTATTCAAACTATCACAGAAAACCGGTATTGCGGTTGAATCACTTGCCGGTCTTGAGTTTGCATCTGAACAATCAGGCGTTTCATTAGAAAAGGTAGCAAAAGCTACAAGGGCGTTTTCGTTGCTGGTTGCTGAGGCTGCGGATAAATCAAGCGGCGCGGCAAAAAAACTTGATCAGCTAGGCTTGTCGTACAAAGATTTAAAAGATTTATCGCCTGAAAAGCAATTGCTTGCGCTTGCAGACGCATTAAGCAAATTCAGCAGAGAAGATCGAGCGGTCGCATTAACAGCAACACTTGGCAACAAAATGGCCGATTTGGTTCCGTTGTTAGCCGGTGGATCAGCAGAGCTTCAAAAACTAATTGAGCAAGGCAAAAAACTTAACCCGGTCACGGAAGAATCGGCAAGACAATCAGAGCGATTTAACGATCAGATCAATTTACTAAGCAAATCTGTTTCCGCATTAGGGCGTGAGATGGTGCAGGGTTTTATCCCTTCGCTTACTCGCGTATCTGACGAAATGGTTAAGGCCAGCCAGCAAGGCGGCATCCTTGCCGGTGTGTTTGCTGGCGTTAAACAACTTTTTGTCGAATCGTTCGGCAATCCAAAGATTCTTGGCGATGTTGGCCAGATTCGGCGCGAAATATTGTTGACGCAAGAAACCATCAAATCGATGGAATTGAAGAAGGATTCAATTTTCTTTGATAAGAATGCGCTGTCACACGAACATGAAAAACTCGCACAGCTTGAGATTGATTTACAGAATGCAATCGTTAAGAGCCGTGAAACGGTAAAAGCAAATGATGAAGCGGCAAATTCCGCTAAGAAATTTGCTATAGCGGTTAGCGAAGTAAGCAACAATGCGACCAAGACCGCGCCTAAAATCGATCGATTAACACGAGCAATGAGCGATCAGTCACGCATCGAAAGCGAATACGTGAAACTGTTGGTTATTGAGCGCAAAGCGCGGGAAGATTTAATACGGCCATACCAGCAAAGCGCAAAAGCGGCACAAGACCGGCTTGTGGACATGCGTAACGAAGTAGCGGCGCTGGAATTATCAAAGAAAAATCAGATTAGCCTTGAGCAAGCGATTGAACAAACAACCATCGCAAGGCTGGAAGAAAAGCGCGTAATCGCTAAAGATGCAGGCGCGATAGCTGCAATTAACGAAGAAATAGCGGCAAGGCGCGAGATGATCGGGATTATTCAATCACGGGAAGCGCAGCAAAACGGCGACAAGATACGCCAATCAGAATTGCAGGCTTATGATCAGTTTGCAATACAAGCAGCGAGAAACATTCAATCGAGCCTAGCATTCGGCATTGAGCAAGGATTTCGAGACGGCTTTAAATCAGGCGTGCGCGGCTTATTGGATGGCATTCTCAATACAGTCTCGCAAATTGTTTCACAGGTTGTATCAATCAGATTATTGAATGCGGTTGGTGCTGGCAGCTTACTCGGTTTAAGCGGATCGGCTGCGGCATCGAGTGGAGGCGGTATTAGTTCACTCAATGCGCTTTCACTTGGCAGTAATGCAGTTAGCTTGTTTAAAGGCGGTTTTGGTGCAACGTCATTAATAGGCGGCGGCCTTTCGATGTTTGGCGGCAATGTTGGTGCGTTTGGCGCTGGTTTGGCTGGCGATGCTTTAGGCGGTTTGGCTGCTGGTGGATTTACAAGCGGAGCGGCAAGCGCTGCAAGTTTGGGCGCAAGTGTTGGGGCATTTGCGGGGCCTGCGGTTGCCTTGTTTGCTGTCGATGCAATAGGTCGCATGTTAGCCGGTGACAAGAAACTAGGCGGCGCAGAAATGATACCGGTTATCGGTGGTTTCTTGGCTGCAATGTTTGGACGTGGACCGTATAAATTCCGGCAACAATCGCTCGAAGGTACGGCCACTGCTGACGGCTTTACCGGCACGATAACCGACGTATATCGCAGCAAAGGCGGCTTGTTCATGAGCAACAAGCACAAGTCCTACACGAATCCATTGACCGCAGAAATGGACGCGCTATTCGACGAGACGATCAGCGGCTTTGCTAATTCTGCGCGTGATTTTGCAAAAAATCTTGGATTAAGTACGCAATTCATTGATTCGTACAATAAAGATTTTCAAATCAAATCCGAGAAGAAAGAGAAGCTAACCGAAGAGGCCATAGCTTCATTGCTTGACGGCATCGGAAACGAGTTCGCTCAAGGTGTTTTGCCGATAGTTGATACCCTTAAAAAAGCCGGTGAGGATTCATTCGACGCGCTTTCGCGGTTGAATACTGAATACTTATCATTGGTTGATGCGGCAACGCTGGCGCTTGGAAAGAACTTGGATGATGCGCGTGCGTATATCAGTAGTGTGTCATTCGAGGATCGTACCGGATTTATCGATGCTGCTGGTGGTATAGACCAACTTAATCAGAAAGTATCCTTTTTTGCTCAAACATTCCTAACCGAGCAAGAGCGGCTTGCGCCTATACAGTCTAAAGTTAATGAGCAACTAAAAGAACTTGGCATCAATACAAACATAACGCGAGAGCAGTTTAAATCGTTGGTTCAATCTTTTGGGCAAGTAAACGGCATATCAAAAGAAACATTCTTGGCTTTGCTTGATCTTGTGCCTGCATTTTCGGCTGTCATCAATGCTACCGAGAAAGTCAGGGCTCAACGTTGGCAAGAGCAGGCGGCGGCGTTTAATCTGCAACGTAACGGCCAGATGATAAGCGGCGGACGTAGCGATTACGATCCATTTGTGGCGTCATTCAATAGAGCCGAGGGAAAATTAGTTTCAGCAATCCAGAGCGCAAATAATCGTTATGAATCTGTAGTTACTCCGCTAAAAAACCTTAGAACTTCTATTGCATCTTTAATAGATAGCCTGAAATCATTAAGAGAATCAATTGATTTGGGGCAACAAAGCGGCCTAAGTCCGACTGGTAAATTACTCGCGTCACGTAATGCGCTAATGTCGGCGAATGCTGAAAATATTTCAGGACGAGTAAGCGGATTCTTAGATATAGCTAAATCACAAGCTGGCACGCGGCTTGATTATTTGCGCGATGTGGCTTTCTCGAAAACCATCATTGATCAATTATCAGCAGATCAAGCAAAGCAGCTCGACAGGGCAAATAAAGATATTTCTGCAGCAGCTAAATATAGAAAGCTTGAAATTCAAAACGCAATTATTAATTCGGGGTTTTTAACCTCTGGAATAAATGCCGGATTTCTGATGTCGAGCGGGTTTAGTGGTGGATATAAACCGCCATCCGAAATCGCTGATAACAGCAACGCGATTATGACAGCCTTGCTATCGATGAATGACGAGCTATCAAAAAGCACGAAGGCGCAGCTTGATATGTATAGATTATGGCTGGGCATGACAAACGGTACAGCACTAAACACGGTGGCAGCATGAGAGTAATACGACCACTATCAAACAGTTTCACGATAACCGATGCGATGCTGACAAGTAGCACCGTGAATGAGCCGGATACCGGCGAAGTGGCGTGGAATGGAGCAACTGCTTACACGGCTGGCGACTTGGTTTATCTGGCATCAAATCACACTGTATACGAGCGATTGATCGGCGGCACAACGGCAACCAGCCCTGACGCAGATACAACCAATTGGGCCGAATATGGCAAGACCAACAAATGGGCAATGTTTGACACTTACCGAAATAGCCAAACTACGGCAGCGTCACCGTTAACCGTTGAGATTACGCCCGGAGAGTTTGTTGATTCTGTTGCAATTGCCGGAATGGAGAATGTGGATGATTTGGTTTTAACCGTTACTCGCAGCGGAATAGAAATTGATCGACATGAAGAGGATTTAAGCACTCGGGAAGTGCTCGATTGGGAAGATTACTTTTACGAGCCATTCACGACCAAATCAGCAATAGCTTTTTTCGATCTTCCATCTTACACCGATGCGGTTATCACTATTACGTTTACCGCTGATGCTGGCGACGTTTCTGTTGGCGCAGTTATAGCTAATTTGAGCAAGTACATTGGCACAGTCAGGCCGAGCGCTGTATCTGATGTGTTGAATTTCAGCAGCGTAACTCGTGACGAGTTTGGCAATTCTGAAATGGTGCAGCGTAGGAACGTACCGAAAACAATTCAAGAAATAATTGTTGGCAAAGAACGAATCAACATGATTCGAGGTTTGAGAGACGATCTAAACGCCACACCAGCGGCATGGATCGGAATAGATGACTCTGACCATGATTACTACGAAGCAATTTTCATGATCGGCTTTTATAAGAAATTTAGCATTGATATGCGACATCCGCGCCATGCTGTTATCAGTTTAGAAATTGAGGAAATATGACGACATTTACAACGCCACCAGAAGCACCGAGCCGCCCTGGATTTGCTGCAAAAGCGGAAGCCTTTGTCGATTGGCAGCTTACATTTAGATCAGAGCTTGTCCAATTTCAAGGCGAATTATCGAGCCTTGCCGCTGGCACTGCTGTCGCTTTGCAGTATTCGTTTAGCACAACGACGACCGACGCGGAGCCTGGGGACGGTATTTTGCGACTGGATAGCGCAACGCAAAACGCAGCGACAACTATACGCATAGACAACGTAGATGGTGCAGCAATTGATCAATCAACGCTGCTTGGTACTTTCGATGATTCGACAAGCACAGTTAAAGGCCACATTAAACTGGTTAAATTAAATGATCCTTCCAAGTGGATCATATTTTCAGTTTCTTCTTTAGCTTCACCAAGCGGCTACAAGAACGTAACTGTTTCGGTTGTTGCATCAAGCGCAGCATCACCGTTTTCTAATGCGGACAGTTTGCTTTTATTGTTCACTCGGACAGGTGACAAAGGCGACACGGGAGCGAGTTATGACGAAACATCGGCCGATATTGGCACGATAGTAGCGCCAGCGGCGCGAACTATTACTGAAAAGTATTGCAAGATAGCCGCCTATGCTTCTGGATCGTACACACTGCCTGATTTATCCACGATTACCGGTGATATTAAGTTTGGTTTAGTGTGTCCGAGCAATGCCAGTGCGCCACCTTCGAGCGTAACAACTTCTGACGGCTGGACTATTGCGACCGGGTTTAGCGCTGGCACTGAAAGATCAATCATGCCGACAAGCATCGGAACCGCGCACGGAACTTGGGATAGCTGCACCATGACACCGCCGACGCTCGGCACGATTACCGGATCTGCGGCGAATACTGTATGCGGCACAGCAAATCTTGATACTAATTATGATGTTGTATTGTTTCACGATGCTTCAAATTGGTACGTTGCGGCAATCAATAACAGTACCGGCGCATGTGGCGCTGTTGCAACCATAGCGGCGTACAACTCGGAAAACTATTGCGCGATTTACAAAGACACGACGACAACTTTTGTGGCATTTGTTCAGCACGCAGCAAGCGGCACAACTGTCCGAGCTGGAAGCGTCAATACGACAACGCTTGCAATAACGCTTGGATCTGCTGTAACAGACGTGGAGGTATTCGTAGATACGCCTGTGAAATTAGCGGCTGGCGTATATTTGACTGCGCGTAATAATGCCAGCGATCTGAAAGCCTACACGGTTTCATCAACAACTGTAACCGGTGGTACTGCGGTAGCGTCTGGCGCTGTCGCTGCTGGTGTTGGTTATTTAAAAATAGCGAGGTCAAGCAACACTGAAGGATTCGCGGCATATCTGGCAACAGGCGGTGGATCAAATGCGCGGCAATTATCGTGCAGAGTATTGACCGTAGCGGCAGGCGCAATAACGCCTGGAACAGCGTCAGGCGCGGCAACCAATGTATGTGCTAACGCGGGGTTACGTTGCCTGGTTCCGTATCAAGAGGGCACGGCGTACATCGCATGCGCGCAGGACGGCACAACGGCTACGACAGGCAACTACTACGGCATGACGGCCAGCGGCACAACGGCAACCATAGGATCGATTAGCGCAAAGACGAATAATCTGCCGTCTGCTTTTTCTGCACAAACATGGACACATCAAAAGAAAAGGCCAATAAAAGCATATAACACAACGACTATGGTTTTTGGTCATTTAGCAGCTGGCCCGATTGCGGCGACGATTTCAGGATCGACGTTAACTTGGGGTAGTTCTGGCGGCCCAGCTTCTGCATGCGATTTTCTAACTGACACCACGGCGGGGACAAGCTTCTACGCAGTTGGAGCTTCGGCATTCGACAAGATCACGATCAGCGGCACAACGATATCATCGAGCTGGCAAGTAGCAGTATCGCCAACAATCATTATCAGCGACACATTAACCGACAAGGCTGCTAGTTACAGCGGCACTTGGTACAAATGGACACTGACAACAATGTCATGCGCTATAACTGCCACGAAATGGCTATACGCAACCGGCAATGATCTTAAATACTGCGGGGCAATATCATGACGACAATTTATCCGGTCGGCGAAATCTCAGAGGTTCCTGAATCAATTGAGCCACTGAAAGCGCTGCTTGTTTTAGATAGTTATGGATTATCAACATCCTATCAAGTATGGGCAACAGACGCGGCGCGAACCTTTGCAGAATTGGCTTTCATTAATCGCGCTACAGTTTGGAAAAGAAATGATCCGGTGTTGTTGGCTGGCGCGGCTGCGCTGAATTTAACATCTGATCAGGTCGATGCGCTTTTTATAGCGGCCGCAAAATTATCAGCGTAAGAGGTGCAATGTGATGTGGGAAACAACAACAAAAACCAATGAGCGAATAGACGCATTAGAACAGGTTTTAAACGACCATATAAAAGACTGCACAAGACAGCATGGTGAGCATGTGGAACATAGGCGAAGGCTATACGACAAATTAGACGAGGCGCTTATGTACTTGAAAGAAATATCAGCAACATTGAAAGAAAACAAGCCAATAATTGAACGAGCCCATAATAATTTTATAACTGTTGATACGTTAAAGATATGGGCTTTGTGGATAGGTGCAATTGGCGCGGCGGCTGCAAGTATTGCGGCAATGTTTAAATTTTTTGGATAAGCGAGGCAAATATGGCAGCAGTATTCTTCGAGGACGGCTTAAGACGGCACATCGACAACACAACAAGCACGACATATACGTATATTTATATGTCGTATGACGCGGCGGCAACGACTTCGCAAGCGAAATGGTTATGTAAACGTATAAAAAATGCAGACGGTACAAGTGCTTTTGCTAATAGCATTTCTGATTTTTCCGATAGAGGCCAGTTGATAACCGTTGCACAAGGTCTGACGGCCACTTATGCGGGGTAAAAAATGAAAGATTTTTTAGATGGTTATTACGAAAATGCATTTTTACGACTTGTTCGACAAAACTCAACAACTCTTGGTCTTGAGGTTAACGGCTCATCAATATCAAACTCCTTTACGTTAGCAACGATGCCGGACGCCTCTGCTGTTGAAGTTGGCACGATTATAAATATACCGAGCAGCGAATTTGTAACATCGTCAGCAGCGGCCATACCGGGAATGCCAGAGTATGGCATATTTCTTGCTGCATCTAATGACGTGTGGGTTCCGGCTTTCCGGCAAGTATTTTGTCAGGAGTGGGGCACTAAAGCATCACCACTTGCTACTATGTCAACAACCTCGGCGACCAAGATTGAAATAGCTCTTCCAAACGGGAACCCTATAGTTCCGCTTGAGATTTATGCAAAAGTCGGTTTTAACTTAGAGATTGGTTATATGTGGGGCATGACAGGTAGTGCAACTGATGCAACCGTAATGTCAGCGAGATTTGGATGGTCAGCAACATATAAAGATAATTGTCAAGTTGCGTGGTCACAAATGGCGGCGGCGGCCACAAACCGGCAAGGTTGGACTGTCGGACGCGCAAGGATAACCGAATACGCTTCAGCCGCCAGCAATAAAGTTTCGGTTAATAGGTTGCAAGAAAACAACAACACTGCCGTGACGTCTGACACTGGTTATGTTGATGTATCGAACAGCCAAGATTTCACAAAAGACGCCTATTTAAGTTTCTCTTGGGAGCCAACTGGAGCTGGGGCGGATAGCGGAGCGTTGTACGGTTATAGGTTAATTATAGGCTAATATATGCGAACATTTAAAACTTTTCGCGGCGGCCAGGATGAAATAACGTTGGCGCATATAACAACAATGGCTACCGCGCTATCGTCTGATAATGGGGTAGACCCTCAGTTCATTATGGATTGCGCGCCAAGTTGGATTGCTACGAAGGGCGCTTATATTTACCAGGGGCATCGAATGCACGGGGATGGACTCCCAAGCTGGTATGCCGATGATTTTACAAATCCTGGTACCGTCCTGGCTAGATACTGGAATTGTTTAAATGCATGGGGAGTTGTTTGGGTTGGTGCTAATAACACAACAACGAACGCATTTACGTCATTTTACGATGTGCAGTTGTATGTGCTGTTATTATCCACTGGACAATGGACTCGAGTGGATGCCTCGAATGGCATGCCACAGTACGCCTTTAATTATTATACATTATCTACTTACGCATTAAGTAGTACCGGATCATTTACACACGACCCGGTTACGTCTAGGCGCGGTTGGAGCAATGTACCGACTGCTGGAGACAGATCCGCATCTTCTGCTGATACAACAAAATATCGTATTGCACATAATGCGCTGATTCCGATGGTTGAGGTTGACGGGTCGGACGTTGGCGGAATATTTGTCACATTTAAAGCGAAATTGTTTACGTCAAACGGCGCAGCATTTAACGGCACAACAAAATTATATGCACAAGCTGGCAGCGATATAAAACCAGAATTAACAAGCACATTAAATACTGGTGAGCTTGCTGGAGTGACTTATTATGTAGGAGCGGGTGGTGGAAATTTGATTGAGTTGCCGACAGACGGATCTTCTGTGCGCGTAAGTTTTTGTACCGTCGGTGGGAGCGGATTTAGTACAAACATCGATGGCGCTGGCGATTCTATTTATGGCGCAAGTAATAACCCATATTTAAGTTATTCGGAAATAGCGGCAAAACTGCCGATACTTAGATTTAACGCGGCGGCGTAACGATGAAAATGAGCGATCACGGAAGAACGTTGCTGACTGAATGGGAAGGATCAAGCAACGAAGCGTATCAAGACGTTGCAGGGCTTTGGACTATAGGGGTTGGACATTTGTTAACAAAAGACGAATTAACTAGCGGGAAAATTCTGATACTTGGCGAAGCCATTAAATATCACGATGGTTTGACCAGCTTGCAGATTGATAGACTCTTAACGCAAGACCTTGCTGGCGCAGAAGGTGCTGTCAATAGCGGGATTACTGTAACACTAAATCAAAATCAATTTGATGCTTTAGTATCGTTTGTTTTTAATGTAGGACGTCAAGCTTTCTATCAGTCTACATTACGAAAATTGTTGAACGAAGGAAGATACGCTCGCGTTAATGATCAATTGCGGCGATGGAACCGTTCAGCCGGGAAGGTCGTGCAAGGATTGGTTAATAGAAGAGAAAACGAAATTAAACTTTTTGAGGGCATGATATGAAAATAATTTTTATAATGATGTTAATTGTTGTTTTTAGCACAGGCTGCAATCTTGAATTTTTATATGGGCTTAAAGAGCTTAATGATAAATATTGTTCAGAAACAAATGCAGATAAGCGAAAATTGTTGATTGAAGCAATTCGCATGAAAAAACCGGATTATCCAGAGGGCGGGTTATGCGGAGTTGAGAATGTAATAGCGGAGCGTTTCGCCAATGGGTAAATTTCAAACGGCATTGCGTGTAGAAAAAGAAAGCGAGCGATGCTGGAAATTGCTGGAACCGCTGGTATATAACAGCGACACAATTGGCTTGATAGTTGTCGATGCCGGGTTTGTCACTAACTTTGCATCGGTTCCAAGACTTCCCTTTATGTACATGTTATTTGGCGGTGTTGGTGATGAGGCTGCTACTTTGCATGATTGGTTATATCGTAAAGAACACACACAATCGACCGGGCACGAGCGACAGATTGACCGGGAAACCGCTGATAAGGTTTTGCGCGGCGTGATCATTGAATGCTTAACAAAAGATGGAAAAAGTAAGTTAAAGGCTAAAGCGATAGCCTGGGCGATGTGGGCAGGTGTTAGACTTGGAGGAGCAAGTCATTGGGAAAAGTAACTGAAAACATTATTGCGGTTATTGTTGCAACTTGTCTTGCAACTGCACTTGCTTATGCAGAGCCAACAGCAAATACAGATCCGCGTTATTGTGAATGCGAACCAAAAAGAAACGCCGACGGGAAGATTCTAAGAAGCGTTGCAGAGCGCAAAAGATTTGAGGCGTTGTATCCATTGCCTCCTCAATATAATCGTGACGAATGGCAGGTTGATCACGTAATACCACTCGCCAATGGCGGGGTAGATAAAATAATTAATATGCAATGGCTACCGAAAAAGATCAAAACTTGCGCGGATGGTATGTGCAAGGATCGTTTTGAAAGGATTATCTACAAGTGATTACGGAAATTATACGGAACGCATAGCGCAAACGTAGCATATAAGCGGTTTTGTGATTCCCCCTCTCGGCACCAGTAGCAGTTATCGTAAACATTCAATAAATTTCAATTTTTCTTTAAAACGTAGCATTCAAGCCGTTTCAAGCCAAAACTTAACAGCATCAAAATAATATTTTCTTCGATTTGTTTCGATAATTTCCGCTAATATTACGGAAATTTTACGGAATAAATTACGGAATGGCATCGCTGAGAAAAAAAGGTAACGGATGGGAGGCGTCCGTCTGTCGCAAAGGTGTCCGCAGGTCTAGAACATTTGATACAAAGACCGAGGCGCAACACTGGGCGGCTGATATTGAACGCGAGATACTCGACGGGTTAGACGGCAAGATACCTGACAAGACATTCGGCGAGTTGCTTGACAGGTATGCAGATGAGGTAAGCACAACAAAGCGCGGCGGTGAGTGGGAGATAAAGCGCATAAAAGCGCTTGGGCGCGATGAGATTGCAGCGGTGAAGCTGATTAATCTGAAACCCGAACATTTTGCGGCATGGCGCGATAGGAGGCTTCGTGTCGTTACGGCTGGCACGGTGCTGCGTGAATGGAATCTTTTACGGCATTCTGTAAATGTTGCAATCAATGAATGGGGCTGGTTGAAAGAAAATCCGATTAAGGGAGTTAAGCGACCAGCACAACCATTGCCGCGGGATCGGCTGATTTCTGATGATGAGCTTGAGCGGTTGTTGTACGCGCTCGGTTACGATTTCGAGCGGCAACCGGCGACAATATCGGCTAGGGTAGGGGCGGCGCTATTATTCGCAATTGAAACAGCAATGCGAGCCGGGGAGATTTGCGGATTGTGCTGGCGTGATGTCGATCTGGAACGGCGCGTTGCGATGTTGTGGCAAACAAAGAACGGGCATAAGCGCGAGGTTCCGTTATCAAGCGAAGCGATTCGGATATTGAATCAATTAACGCGCAGCAATGATTTGGTATTCGATCTGCAAACAAGCCAGATCGATTCGTTATTTCGCAAAGCTAAAAAGATGGCGCTGATTAATGATTTGCACTTTCACGATACACGCCACACCGCTATTACAAGATTAGCAAAAAAGCTGAATATACTTGAGCTTGCCAGAATGGTCGGGCATCGTGATTTACGCCAATTGCAGGTTTATTTCAACATGCCAGCCGAAGAAATTGCAAAGCGGCTTGATTAAATGTCAAGTTTTGTCTGCCCAGTTTTCAGCAAAAATAATTCCCAGATTGCCGGGTGCATACGGCGATGAGATTGGCTAGATGGATCTGCCTCCCAGCTCCTCCATGTTTTCGCTGAAACATAAACCAGATCGGCTGCTTTTTGCTGCGTTAATCCGGCGTTAAAGCGCATACCCAGTATTTCGTCCGGCGTGGGATTGCTTGCCGGGTTTGCCGCCCGGCTGCGATTTGGATGGTTAGTCATTTAATCTTTGCTAGATCAATTGTAATGTCAGCCAAGTCTTTTGCTTTGTCTACTTGCCCTAGCATTTTAAAGACCTTTGATCCTATGTAATCAGCTTCCCCCATTCCATTCGGGTTTTTTAGTCCAACGCTAGGGAGCGCTTCGAGGTCGTTACGCATAAAAGCATAAGCTGCTTCATATACTTTTTTGCTACCATGTTTTTGGCACGCCTCTAAAATATCGTTATCAGTATTAATCATTCTAATCTCCAGCCCCTGTTCCCGAGGCGCGGCGGTTTGCGTTATTGCTAACCATGGAAATAATTATAGGCTCATTGTGCCTGTATGTCAAGTGATATTTAAGCGCTTTTTCGTTTTCTTCTATTCTCAGTTTCTTCCCGATGCGATAGCCACCAATCAATAACCTCTTGGGCAATCCAGCGAGGCTGAGAGCGTCCGCGGCCTGTGATGGCGCGAATCGCTCGCGGAAATTGCGGTAACGGTGCAATTGAGGTGTGAAACGTATTAACCTCAATGCCAAGATAATCGGCACATTGAGCAGATGACCACGGCCTTTTATCAAGAGGCACACTAACACCGCTGATATTGTCTGATATTGCCTTGCTTAGCTTTTCTATTAGTTCGAGTTCGTTCATTTCATGCCGCCTCCACCCTAACATCATCCTGCACAGTACCATTAACCAACCAGTGCACCGATATATCTGCAGGCAGATTTTCCGGTTTTTCTTTGAGAGTGCCGAACACAATTACCGATTCAATCTCGCCAACACGCGCCATTCCAACCAACCATTTTAGATATTTGCCGCGCGTAGGCATGTCGATCAAATCGAATTCATCGATCATAAAAAATTTGATGTCGGCCAAAAAGCTGATGGCCTCGGCAATCATCGAGTCGATCAACAATCGCGTAGCTTTGGAAGAGAATGCGTAAAGCTTATTATCATCCTCCATGATCGTCATATCATCGGTGATGCGGACCTTGCCGGGAAACCCAAGACGCTCTACACTCTGCGCGATCCGGTCATTAATCGGCCTCAGTGCCGCTCCAAGCATATCGCCCGGTATGCCATCAGGCGAAAGCGCAGCAGCAATAGCGTTCCACGCTTGGGCGTCGTCGTGATGCTCCGCTGCCTTCTTAGTTTTTTCTTCGGCTTCCAGTGCCAGCCGGATGTCGCTGTTAATTTTGTCGAGCGTTTTTTGTGCTTGATCGCGGCTTGTGCGCAACAACGCTATTTTGTTTTTGATGGCATCTATTTTTTCTTCGGATGGCGCATCTTCCGTTGAGCCATTCATCAATGCCAATTGTTCGTGTGCGGCGGTTGCAGCAATAAGGTCACGCTCGCCGTTTGTCACTGCGTTTTTGAGTGTTTTCAGCGCGTTCTCGTATTCCGGTAATTTTGCTGCAGCATCCTCGTCGCCGTGCAGATCGCCGCCGCGTTCGATTAATTTTGTCCCATCAAAAATAAGTTCTGTGCCGCAAGATGGGCATACGCAAGTAATTGATCCAGGCTTCGATCCCATCGCAACTTTGCGCGTCTCTTCAATTTTTACCGTCCATTCCTCAACTTGATGCCGGTCAACATCAAGCTTCTGGCGAATACGTTCTTCTTTGCCAGCAAGTTCTGTCAGTCGCTGAATTTCACCGGCTTTCTGTTTAACGCCATTTGCCAATGCTTGAAGCGCTCCAAGTTCCTGGTTTGCTTCAGTCAATTCACGATCAATTCCAGCCAGATCAATTTCTGCCTGCTTTTTTGCGCTAAGATCGACATCCGGAACCGGCGCTTTCCAGTCAATCGCTTTCTTGTCGCCGTATGTTTCATTGGTAACAGCTTTCCAATTAGCTCTCGCCTGCTTTACCTTTTCATCGGCGTGCCGTTGCGCTGCAGCAAAGCTCGATTTTAAGAATGGCATGACTTGCTCGATCCTGTCGGTGCTCAATCCACGCAAAACAAGATTCTTTTTCACCGCTTCGCCATCGCTGCGCAAATTCATCAGGTCGAACAAAAACGATCTGCGCTCATCCGCTGTGATGCTGCCGAATAAGGATGGATCAAGCACATATGGCAATACTGCCGGTACCGGTTGTGTTAGCTCGTGCGTACCGTTCGGTAGCGTGATACATGCCTTTCTATTAAGTCCGGATGAACCTTCCTCATAATCAACATAGGTGTAACCAACCTTATTTCCGCCAGCCTGATTGATCAGTAGCGGGTAGTTTTTCTTCAGCTTTTCTTTAGGATGCACGCCGGTAAATGCGTGGATGACGCCATCGCGCATGGATGTTTTGCCACCGCGATTGTGGGCCGCGATCAGGGTTATCGGTGTATCGCAGTGGATCTCGATGTTTTTAACCGCTACAGTGCCGGACGATGCTATTTTTTTGATTCTCATGATCTCAGTGCCTTTGAAAGATATTGATCGATATCTGGTTGGTTAAGCAGCCATATTTTGTAATCTCGTGGGATTTCTTTGATCGGTGTTCCTTTGTGCTTCCCGAATGTCATTACAGTAGGAATGCGTGCGATTTCAGAGTGCCTCCAAAGATCGCCCCACGATTTAACGTCGCCCAATTTATCAACTATGTGAGCAAGTATTATTAAGCAGTTTTTTACATCTTGGAGCGCCGAGTGCGCTTTCTCTCGCAAACCATCCCTTGCGCTTTCTCGTTCAAGAAAATAAAGCATTGCTGATTGATTGTGCGAATCAAGTTCTGGCCATAAATGCCGCGAGAGTGCCAAAGTGCAAATACGATTAACAACCGGCTTTCCTGCTGCGCTCCAATCAAAATCAATGTTATGGCCTATCAGGTAGTCAATATCATCCGGTAGCGCGAAAGTGCTAGATGGTGGGCAATTTTCCAAATCCTCATCCATAATGTGATGCACCGACATTGCTGATAGAGATATTCGCTTCGATGGCTTGTATCGCCCATGAAATGAATCAGCAATCTTGTCAGTGGTAAGGTGATCGATGAACATAGGCTCAATCCATGCTGCTTCAATAATTTCGGGATCAACGATGCCGGTTGTTTCTGTGTCAAAAATGATGGCTTTGCTCATGATTGTTCAGATCCTTTCTCGCCAAGCACAGCAATCAGTTCATTGATCAGTGCGATGCATTGACCGGCGCGGATAGTAAATTCTGCGTCGAAATAGTCGTTTACGGTGTCGCATTCAGCGCTGTCTATTGTTATGTCGGGTAGGGTGATTTTGCTGATAACAAGACGCTCATCAATTGTAAAAGCGCATTCTTGTTCACCGTCCATAAAAACAAGATCCATTTTCACCGGATATTTCCCGTTCGCAACACAATCACTGACCATCGGAGACGCAAGTGACACGTTCTTGTAGGTTATCTTTTGATTATCGTGTGACTCCAAAACGCAGCTTCTACCTAAATCAAATGACGTTCCACCTTCTACAAGACCGTGTTCATTTGCCATTATGAGATTGCGCATAAGCTCTTTAGATTGAGTGTCAGTTACAAGCAAATGGCCTCTCCACTCAAGATCACGAATCAAATGGGCAATCACATCATCAGCAACATTGGTCGATGTTGTTTCAATGCACAGCAAATCATGCTCAGTATTGATCCACACATTAACCAGCTTGCTGATGGTAAAAGCCTTCACATAAAGCGCTTCAATGATCTGCTCTTTTAAATCACGCTTTTGTTTTTTGCCGACTTTGTAGCCTTGGTCTTTTTCAATTTGATCGATTCGTGCCTTTAGTTCCTTATCAACAACCTGAGCAGGTAATAACTTTTCCTGCTTCTCGCACGTTATCAAGTGATTCGAACCGACAGTGATAAACGGATTGTTATCTCGCAAAGCCTTCCACGCATAACCCAATTTACCGGACACGGATAGGTTGTTATTCAGCAATTCAATGTTAGGTTTCCAGCCTTTTTCTGATCTAAATATCGTTAGGTTTTTCATAGATGTACTGTCCTTTTGTTATGTAAGTCATTTCTAGCCCCTGGGTACTTCTTGCGCAAACCAAGTGCACACATGATCCGTGCCACATATTTGGGATTCCCTTTAACGCCAGCCATGATTTGCGCGTCATTCTTTCCTGCTTCATGCAATTCCAAAATCTTTTCTTTCATTGATTTTTCTGCACCAAATCCCATCTGCTTTTTTGCTTTAAGCACATAGTCACAAAACGTACTGAAAGAGAGTATTTCGCCTGCCTTATTGCGCGGCAACCACTGATCGCAACTTTCGGCCTCCTCTTCTTGTATGTACTCAAGAATGTCAAATCGATCTGTAATGCCGGCATTAACGGCCTCAATAATTTTTCCGATCAACAACGTTTTTTCTTCGTCAGTTATTGCCCTCCGAAGAGCGTGCCTGTTCGACACATTTTCTTCTTTGTGTCCTTTTTTTGTTTTTGATGGTTTTGATCCAGTTGGCATTAAAATACATACGTGTCCATATGCTGCTAGCCATGAGATTTCTCTTGTGTTGTACTGCACTGGCATTGTCATAACATTCATCGCTCCCCATTCAATTCATCAAGCTTGTCGGCGATCTGGCGCAGATGTTCCGGCTCGGCATGTGTGCTAGATATTGAATAGACGTGCCATTTGCCTTTGTGGTTATTTAAGAACAATGTGCCTATCCTCTTGCCTTCTTTGTCTTTAGCTACCAGATAACTTCCAAGTTCTTGCTCAAACGTAAGTTTCATCCCTCACTCCCCATCCGCAATACGCTCAAGATGCTCTTGCTGCGATTCAGATAGAAACATCCTGATACCGTACTCGTTAAATTTGGCTCTCAAATCGGAAACGAAATTTTCTTCCCATGCATTCGCGGCATTTTTTTCTGCCTCATCCAAAAGATCGGAAAACTCAAGTTCCGAATAAATGTCCTGAACTTTATTGCTCATGATTTTTAATAAGCCTTTCCGTTTTCAAGCACACGATTTTCTGGCTTATGATCACTGCGATTGATGTTGTAATTCATCTTCTCGGCAATAGCTCCAGCAAGATCTAAATCATATCCACCAGCAATATCGAATATCCTTATCAGCGCATCAGCAAGCTCAACCTCGAACATTTTTCTGTGCGGCAATTTGTCATCGTTTAGATTTTTACGATGTCCTTCCATAGCCTCGCTGATTTCGGAATGCACCAAACATAGCAACTCGCCGACATTTCGTTTGCCGCGCAAATCCTCGCCAGTCTTTAAATCTGTCCACCAGCCAGCTTCAAAGGCTAGTTTGTGACATGCGCTTTGCAGGAATGCCGCAGATTCTTCTATTTTTTCTTTGTCAATAATGGTCACAATAGTTACTCCACGCTAAAATCATCTTGATCTGTCGCAGACTGCTTTTTCTGCTTGTCTGCCGGTGGCGTTTCTGTGTTGCTGCTGGTGGCAGGCGCAGGATCATTTGAACCGGTTGCTTCCTTAGTTTTCGGTTCGGGGTTTTCTTGTTGGCCGCCCTGGCTGCCCTGATCGCCAATTATTTCTCCGGTTATCGGGTCCATGTTTCCGACTCCGTGAGCGTCAGAGTCAATCACAATGCCGTTTTCGATTGTTACTGAACGTCCGTTTTCGGCAGCGTGGCTGGCCGCTATAGCGTTCTGCACTTCGATGGAACATGGCATGTATTTCAACACCTGTAGCAATGGCACTTTGCGACAGTACATTTCCCAATCGCGGAAACTGTAATGCGCTTTCCCAACCTTGTTATATTTATCTCGGTGTTTTTTGATTTTGCTGACTCGCCATAATTCTATGACTGGCATAGCGGCATCCTTAACCCATCCGATTGCATACGCATGAGTAATATCTTCTGGATCGTCAAGATCGGTTTCGTTGTGAATAATTAAGTCACGACGCGCACCATCAACAAAAGTGTATTCTTGATCCTTGAATATAACCCCGGTGAATACTGTCCCTCGTCCACTACGCGCAACCAAATCGACCAATCCCTTCCATCCCGGAACAAAAGTGCATGTTCTTCCGTATGGAACCAGGAATCCTGCTCCATTCACACCGGGTTCAAGTCCAAGCTGACCGGCTGTCATTATTGATGCAGCGATGCTTTTGGCGTCACATTGTTGTAATTTCTCGCTCTTGCTAAATTCAGTTAATGCCAGCCTTGCCATACGATCCACCGACAAATGCTTAGGAAGCGCAAGTCCCAACTGCGGCTTGAATTTGTCCATAAACCCACTGAAAACAGCAATAGGGTTTTTCTTTTCTCCGGTCGCCGCTGCTTTTAAATCTGATAAATTTCTTGCTGCATTGCCACTCATGTCAATCTCCTTTGAAAGTGCATTTTTTCCAGCGCGGACAATATTTCTCCGAGCAAAATAATGATTTTGGATTTGGATAAAACCGACCGCTGCGGAACATATCCGCTGCAAACTCGATCAAGCCTGGGTTATCTTGATCGCCGGTCATGATTATTTTTGCGTTGCTGATGGTGCCGGTTGCTATTTCTGCCGCACCTTTTGTTTTTAGGCCGATGATTTCGGCTTCAGTGGTGATCTGCTCCCCGGTAGTGTGCTCAAATAGCAGCTCATACGTGCCAACCTGGGCGCCGTGTCCTTTAGTTACAGCAACACCTTTTTGCACGGCTCCGCCACCACTCTTTAAATCAGCAATACCAACACCATTCGACGATTTCTTGATGCGCGCCCGATCCATGGTTCCGGTTAGACGGACAATAATTCCACCCCCACAATCGATGTCTAGTGGCTTGGTTTCCATTTCCACGGCCACGAAGTTGTATTGTGGAGACACATCACGGCAATACTTAGTGAGCAGCGATATACCGATGCTTTCGGCGTCTCGCATTGTGAGATCGTCTTTCGCCGGATCAAACTCGTTATCCGGATCGCGCAGCTTATCTACCAGCACGCCAGCAGCGTCGTCTGCGGTAACCGTGTCGCCGGAAATGCGCGCCAGATCGAATACTGCAGAACCGGCATGTATTGCAGTCCCTAGTGCAGCACGTAATCCGACGGTATTTTTCATGTCGAGCAGATGAATTCCTTCGAAACGATACCCGCAGTCAAATAGAGACCCCCAAGAGCTTGCGCGCACAGTGAATAATGATTCGCTCATGCCGCAAACCTCTTATCATTACGAACAATCTTTGGGAATTCTGGCCAATTTGATGATGACTCAAGACGATGATGCAACTCGGTGTGATATTTATGTGTGCAGATCAATAAATTTTCTGGTTTGTTATCGGTTTTGTCTCCGTTAATATGGTGAACTATCTCGGTCATTGGATTTCCGTGTCCTAAATTTTTTAACGTCCTCCCAAGTATCCGCTCTGCAACCAAGATATGCTCATACTGACGCTTACCGTTGCCAAGGGTTACCATAACGTAGCCATGCCTTGTGACCATCTTGTTGCCGATAGATCGCTCTGTCCGTATCGCACTCGCTCGAGCGCAATTGTGCCCCTTGATGAATCTGGCATGAATGCCCTTGATCTTTCCCGCTGCGCGATCAGTTTTATCGTACAGACGTGTTGGTTGGCCGCATCCGCACTCGCATAATTTGATTGATGCCTCTGTATTCACTTTTATATGTCTCCAAATTCCCAATATTCGCGCTCATGTTTCCATGAGTTTGCCCACGCATGAAACAAATCCGGTTTTTTGTCTCGATCGAACGGATTTGAATTAAAAGATTCGCCGTTTCGGTATGCTTCCGCGCCTAATTTCTCTGCTTCAAACTCTGTCATGCTTGCGTTTTAAATAACTCTGGCGTTTCAAGTTCACTGATGTTTTCCTTAAGCTGATCCATTGCCGCGTTTCTCGTTTCGCTTTGGCTGCATTCAATATCCAAATCGCACGCGGTCATGACGCAATCAATAACTTGCTGGCAATGCTGCAAATTTTTGTATTCTTGCGATTCGTAAAACTCTTCGCCGTATTCTTCACCCCGATCCTTTTCGATGTTTTGTAAGGCTTCAAGAAATGCGCCGAGTGCGTTATACATACCATCTGATTCGATTAGCACTTCAATTCGTGCCACATGTTTTAGCCATTCTTCACGATTAATCATAGTCAACCCCATAAAAGGTTAAATTAGGCTGCCATTGCTTCTTTTCTTTCCTGTAGCCATTGCGCCAAGCCACAAACATTTCACCGGTCAGGTACGGATTGTCGGCAATGCTTTTGTCACGAAGATATGCCACAGAGCCTTGCTTCTCTGCTTTGGCTATCTGTATTTTTCTTGCTTCGATAATTGCTTTTAATTTGGCACACTGATACGAGCAACTAACCGGCAGAGAGCGCAGGCAAGAAACAAACTCGGTTATAAAAATCAAAGATATTTTCAGCATGATCGATCCTCCGATTTGGCTATTTCTGTTTGATCTGGGGCGCAAAGTTCTGGATATGTTTCACACCAGCGGCTATTAGACTCATCAAAATCTACTATCAAGATCGTGAGCACCAGCACTACACAACATAGAATCGCAACGGTTTCGTGTTTCATCATGCTTGCTCCTTCAATAGTTCAGACATTTCTGTTAATTCTTTGAATCGTTCCATTGCAACTTTGCGAGCTTCACCGTCACCGAACTCAATATCAAGATCACAGGTGGCCATTACGTGCTCGATTACTTGTTGGCAATGCTGGAGATTCCTGTATTCCTGCGATTCGTAGAACTCTTCGTCGTAATCCTCCCTGCGTTCTTTTTCGATGTTCTGAAGCGCTTCAAGAAATGCACCGAATGCGTTATTTACTCCATCGTTCTCGATCAGCACCTCAATATAAGCTACATGCCGCAACCATTCTTCCCGCGTCATTGTCATGTCAATTGCCTCTTAATAAATCGCTTTAACTGTCACGCTGCATATCTCACCAACACGCTTAATTGCATCCATCGTTGCGTATGCCGACGACCTAAACAGACCGATGTACCGGTATCTGCTACTCGCCGTTTTGACGCAAATTTCATATTTCAGAAGAGGATTCATTTCACCCTCGCAATTAATTAATCTGATTGCTTTGCTTCTTCGTTTTCGCGCAGCTCACGTAATACCCAAGCTTTTTTGTACCAATATCTAGCGCGATTTCTGACTTTATGTCCGGCGCTAGACGAGTTTTTGAAAACTTCAGCCATTTCGTACAATGATTCGGCCTTGTTAAAAAAAATCCATTCATCACTGTTTTCAGGTGCGGTCATTTTCAATCTGATGCAAAACTCTCTGCGAGAAAGCTTCTCTTTAGAATAAAGATCGTTCAGTGCTCGTTGTTTAATTTCGTCAGATGTCATTTCATATATTCTGCAATTGATAGTTAGCCGGGCTTCCACCGGAATCACCGAGTTGACGGCTTAAGGAGGTAACTTGTCGACTCACCTACGCTTACGATTTATGGTGGCTGTCGATGTGAGGAGTATCACTCAAGTGATCGTTAATGTCAAGCACTAAAGTGATTATTTTTTGTTTGGGCAATAAAAAACCAGCCGAAGCTGGTTAATAAAGATATGAAAAGTTTAAGAATTTATCGAAGCACTGAATAACCGCGTCCGCGCATGCAATTAATGACCATTTGGCGCACCGTGATTGCTTCGTTTCCTAGGCCGCCAAGACCGCCACCAGCAGCGCCGGCAGCAGTAAGCATACCAACATCAAGGCCAACAATCGCGCCAAATATTGCGCCAGTTACAGCGCCACCTGCTGCATTATTTATTGCGTTACGAGCGTAATTAGTATGCTCTCTTGCAATATTGCTGCAAGTTGCTAAATCTTTGTCGTATGGACAAGTTTTGCATTTGGAAAGATCAACAACAGGACGGTATTCTGATGAATCGTGTTGTGTTTGTTTCTTAGATATTCTTTCTAAGTATTTGGCTTTTAATATTTCTTCTTTGGTTTTCTGGTCAATATTAGGATTGTTCCATATTGCCATTTCTGCATCTGATTCAAGCTTTTCTTTAGATGGTGTTATGCACCCGCTTATAACAAACGCAACAAATAATAAAATTAAAGGTTTCATGTTTTCCTCTTTTGAAGAATCCAATCTTTAATTGTAACTAAATTATTCAGTTCCGTTGCTGTGTTCTGTTCCGTTTTTTGGTTCTGATTGATCAACATTTGCATTAAATCCGAGACTTTTTAAGTTCTTGACTGACCCTTTTTTCATTTCAAGTATGGAATCAAATATTTCTTGAATGTCTTTTTCTTCGTCTGTCAATATATAAATCTTAGACCCAGCAGGTAAATTACTTATATCGTATTTATCGCCTCTCCCTTCCGCAAGCCACAATGCAGACACTTTTAATAGCTTTGCAAAGACAGGGATATATGATGATTTTTTCCGCGCTCCTGTTTCAAGCATTCCAATAACAGATTGTTTGACACCGGCGAGTTTAGCAAGTTTTGCTTGCGATAACCCTGCCGTCTCTCTTGCTTCAATAAGTCTTTTTGCCAATGTATCCATATCGATATTGTGCTCTTTTGAATATTCACTATGGTGCTTGACTATGCAATCACGAAAGTGATAACATTCGCGTATGGATTGGAAATTAATCATTAAAGAAATTTACGAAAGCGGCAAATCTCAAGCTGAGATTGCGGCGGAATGTGGAACAAAGCAAAACTATATTTCTGCTTTGGGAACAGGTGCTCGCAATAATCCAAGCTGGACGATTGGCAATAGATTGTTACGGCTTCATGAAAAAGTGAAACGGCGAGGCAAAGCAGCATGAAAGAAAAATGCACAGAGGAAGTCAAGACTCGTATGCCGTATGCAGCCAAGCTTGAATTGCAACGTATGGCGCACGAGGCTGGAATGACCGATTCGGAATATGTGCGTGCTGTTCTCATGATCCACATTTATGGCAAGGAAGAAATGATTAATAGACACATATCTTCGCTTGAGGTTGTTGCAAACAGAGGCCAATCATGAGGCCACAATTAGCCCTATTGAATTTCATCACACCTCCCTGTGATTACAAACCCTTTGACCAAAGCGCTGGCAGCAGCGTCAGAACATGCCTTGAGCATGGCGAGGTGTTGAATTTGGTCTACGTGCTGGCGAAGTTTTGCCAGTTTGTCCGGAGTGGTTCCTACAAGCCGACTTCCGACACCTATTTTCCTTGCGATGGTGCAGCCACCGCAACTAACAGCCAGCGGGTTCCTATCCCTTTCCCGCTGGTTTTTTTTGGAAACAGAGTACCGCCGGTCAGTCTATGCGCGGCCTTTTATGCAAGGAAGTGGTTAGCGTGAGAAAAACACCGGTATTAATAGACTGTGATTAATTAAATATAAAAAATTATGATTAAGACAAAAACGATAAAAATTAAAGATATTGTTATCGACGCTGGAACGCAGCAGCGCGAAAGAATCAATGATGAAATAGTCGCTGAATATTCAGAAGCAATGAAGTGTGGCGCAAAATTTCCGGCTGTAACTGTATTTTTCAATGGAGCGGAATATTATCTAGTCGATGGTTTTCATCGTTATTGGGCGCATAAAAGTGCTGGCATTGAAAATATCGCAGCAGATGTTCACGAAGGGACAAAGAGAGACGCCAGGTTATTCTCTGCTGGCGTGAATAATACGCACGGAATCAGGCTTACAAACCAGGATAAACGAAAAGCAGTTCTTGTGCTTATCGAAGACGATGAATGGTCAGAATGGTCTGACAATAAAATAGCAAAACACTGCAAAGTAACCCAGCCTTTTGTAAGCAAAATTCGCAAGGAGGTTATAACCGTTATAACCCCTATCAATAGTATGGGTAATAATGATGATGCTGAATTAAATCCTTCCACCATCAGCAAACCAGAATCAACTGGTGACGACGAGCACAAGTTATCAACAGAACAAAACATATTTTCAGAAACCGAGAAACAAACAAGTCATGCTGAATTAGAGCGTGAGTCATTTTCAGACTTTGACCCCGTGGCAGAACTTGAAGCGGCGCACAAAGAAATCGATCGGTTAACAAAAATCATCGAATCTGACGATCAGCTTGCTGCTGCCATGGCTGAAAACAAACGCCTAACAGAGTTATGCCGTGTAATTGAGGATCGATGCCGTGGCTATCAATCATCAGAAAATGATGCTGTTCGCAAAGCAAGAATGTGGAAGAAAAAATTTGAAGACTTGGAAAAACAAGTTAAGGCATCCGGATTAGCGAGCTTCTAATGATGCAAGCAGATTTAATCGACTTTGAGGCAAATTATGACGCGGCAAGGTTCCCGGAGCCAAGGCCATTTCAAAATTCCGCACATGAGAAATTGCGGCAAGGTGCGCGTGACGGGCATAGATGTCAGTTGATTATGAGTCCTACCGGATCTGGAAAAACTTATCTTGGTATGCGGATCATTCACGAAGCATTGCTGCGCGGCAAACGTGCAATGTTTGTATGTGATCGGACAACACTGATAAATCAAACTTCCGAAGTTGCGGATCAATACGGCCTTGGAGCGCATTCGATAATTCAAGCAGGACATTGGCGCTACGATTTAAGGCAGCAATTCCAAATCGCTAGTGTGCAAACCTTAGCGAGAAGGCAATGGCCTGATGCTGACGTTATTGTTATCGACGAAGCGCATTCAATGTATTCAGCATGGACTGAGCATATACAGACATGTAGGGCGAACGTTATCGGCTTATCCGCAACGCCATTTAGTAAAGGACTTGGCCGATTATTCACTAACCTTATCAATGCAGCCACGATGCGCGATTTAACGCAATCAGGCGTGCTGGTTCCGATGCGTGTTTTCTCATGCACAAAAATCGATATGACCGGGGCAGAAACAGCCGGTGGAGAATGGACAGATCGAGCATCCGAAGAACGCGGAATGGAGATCATCGGCGATGTTGTAATCGAATGGCAAAAACATGCAGAGAATCGCAAAACAATTGTATTCGGCGCAACTATTCATCATTGCGAAGAGATGTGCAGACAATTCAACGAAGCCGGAATAATGGCGGCTACTTTTACTTCAGAGACTACTGAAGCACAGCGAAAAGAATTATTGAATGAATACTCAAAGCCGGACAGCTTGTTGAGAGTGCTTATTTCTGTCGAAGCATTGGCCAAAGGTTTCGATGTGCGTGATGTTGGGTGCGTTTGCGACTGCCGACCACTCCGCAAGTCGTTATCGACAGCAATACAAATGTGGGGACGCGGCCTTAGATCGTCTCCGGATACTGGGAAAGCCGATTGTATTTTATTGGATTTTTCCGGGAACATTATTCGTTTCGCCGATGATTTTGCAGACATTTATCACAGCGGACTCGATGCGCTAGATGTTGGAGAAAAACTGGACAAGGCAATCCGGCGCGATCCGGAAGAAAAAGAGCCAAGCAAATGCCCATCCTGTGGCTTCTCTCCGTGCGGGAAACGCTGCATATCGTGCGGCCATGAGAGACAACCAAAAAGCTTAGTAGAGCATATTCCTGGGGAAATGGTTGAAGTAAAAATCGGCAAACAGAAGCTTGCTGATGACAGAAAGCATTTATGGGAACAGCTTTGCACTTATACGCGAGCGCATGGAAATCCTGAAACAGCAAGAGGTCGTGCTTGGCACATGTTTAGGGAATTTGTCGGTATTGAACCAAGCTCGCAATGGCGTTTTGAAGATCAGCCAAACGTGGCTATAAGCAGAGCCACAATGAATCATATCAACCGCAAGAAAATTGCTTATTTCAAAGCAATTAATAAAGAGAAGCGATGATGAATTTTGCACAATTTGCCGCCGCTTCTGGATTGCTTATCAAGTCGATTGTTGCTGATGGACGCATTCACAGATGCGCCACATTAGAACATCCAAGATCGAAGAATGGCGCATATATGTTTGACGGGCGGAGAGGGTTTGTATTCGATTGGTCTGGTTCGGCGGTAGCAAATTGGTGGAGTGATAAAGACGCAAAACCGTGGAGCGAGTCAGAAAAAAAACAATGGAACGCGCAACGAATAGAAGATCAGAAACGAAAGACCGAAGGTTATGAGAACGCATCCAAAAAGGCTATCAGCATGCTTTCTGAATGCGCTCTTGGAACGCACGCATATCTTAGATCAAAACAATTGCCGGAAGCGCAAGGATTGATCTATACGGACGGTTCTTTGCTTATTCCGATGCGCGATGTTGATACAAACAAGGTCAACGGCGTGCAATCAATTTATTTGAACGAAAGGCAAGACGGATTCGAAAAGCGTTTTTTGCTAGGGATGAAGGCTAGAAGATCAGTTTTTAAAATTGGCAAAGGGCGCAGGATTGTTTTAGTGGAAGGATATGCAACAGGTCTTAGCGTACATGCCGCTGCGTGTCAGATGCGCCTTGATGTTAGTGTTGTTTGCTGTTTTTCGGCAAGCAATATGACCCATGTATCTTCAACGCATGGCCATTTTGTAATGGCTGATAACGACAAGTCTAAGACAGGCGAGAAAGCTGCCATAGAAACAAAATTGCCATGGTCTATGCCGGAATGTATCGGCATGGATTGGAACGATGTGCACGCCGAATACGGATTGATGGCGGTATGTGCAGCGTTGAATAAATTGATTAGAAAAGCAGCATAAAACGTACTCCAAACGATATTGAGAGCCTAACCCGGCTGCGTGGAACAAAAGGGTATCGGTAACCGATCGATGTTAGATCAGGCGGGGCAGATCCGAAACAATCCGAGCGACTGGGATCAGATTCACGTCGCGGGGCTACAGTGCAATAAGCCGTCACTGTGCATGAATCATCCGGTAATCCGGGCTGAAGCAGCTTATAGCCTCCCGATCCTCATTGTTTGGGGTAGGGGGGGATTTTGGCTGAAGAATCTTATCGTTTAAATGGTGGTTTTGTATCAAAAACGCAAAATTTCGGCGGTGAAAATGCCAATAACGGTATCAAAAGAATTTAAAGAAGCATTCAACTTGTGCATGAAGCACTATGAATGCACCGCTGAAGAAATCGAATACGAAAAGCAGCGTGTTAGAGCAAATTATGCGGATGCTGAAATGTGTTATTTGGCGGTAGCTGAAAACATAAGAAACGGAAAGGTTTGAGGTGGCGGCACGATTTTATTTAATCACAAGCAAATACTGATCGTGTCGTCGTTTCAATGCTTGTGCGTGGATTGCTCAGAAACTCCAGATTACAAGTATTCAGAACAGTATCGGCACTTAACCGAGGTTGATATGGTAATCAGAATGAAAACGATTGAAGAGCGGCGCGAGTATCTCGAGGGAGTTGAAACAAAGCGCGGCAAAGCGGCGGCTGATCGATTGAGAATGGATGTTTTGAAAGGGTGGAAGAAATGAAAAAACAAATCACAATTTTAATTTTTGAGTATTACCTGTCATTAATTGCTGCAATATCGATTGGCTGTGGAATCGATCTTTTTCTGGGTATGTTTTTGGGTGTGTTGGATAAGGCGTTTTGATATGTATAGAAAACTCAAAAAAATCGACATATAGAAGAAACGTGTATAGAAAATGACGGAAAAGGTTGTTTTCAGATTTGTGCATAACGAGGCAAGAAGAAGAGCCGCCGAATATTGCATGATTGCGCCAGATGGATCGATAGCAGAATTCAAGGATGCGAATAGAACGCTGGAGCAGAATGCAGCTCAATGGCCAATTTTAGAAGCATTTGCAAAGCAAAAAAAATGGCCGGTAAACGGCGAATTATGCTGGTTAACGGAAGAAGAATGGAAGGATATTTTAACGGCGGCTTATAAAAAAGAGCGGGTGAGATTGGCACAAGGCATCGACGGCGGTGTTGTGATGCTAGGGCAGCGAACAAGCAAATTTAAGAAAAAAGAGTTTTCGGAGTGGCTCGAATATTTGCATTATTGCGTGGCGCGGTTTGAAGTGAAGTTGAATTATGACTAAGACGCACGTATTAATACCATACACCATACATGCTGCTTGCGGCGAGCGAAATGTTTACAAAAATGCAGGATATAAACAGCATGTTACGTGCAAAAAATGCAAGAAAAGCGAATATTATAAACTGCTACCTAATTTGCCTAAAAAATGAATAAAGCAGAGCAAAAGCACGTTGACACGGTTGCATCTATTGGATGCGTAATTTGCCGAGAGTTTGAAGAAACAATTACGCCGTGCGAGGTGCATCACATTGGCGAAGGTAGCGGCAACAGATCGAATTGGCTCGTGGCTGGACTTTGTGAAAAGCACCACAGAACAGGATCAGCAAGCCTGCATGGGGCAGGCGTTAAACAGTTTTTGAGGCTGTATAAATTACCAAGCGAATATCATTTACTTGAATTAGTTAACAAATACAGGGCAATCGATGAACTTTACAGATGAAGAAAAAGAGCAGGGCTATAGCGTGTGCAAAGAGTGCAAGAACGGCGTGAGATTGTTACAGGCTGGATTTGATGTTGATACGCATGTATGCGCCATGTGTAAAACAGAGGTGGCCGATATTGATGATTTTACGATGAATGGAGCGGTGGATATTTTTAGTAAATAAACGTATAGCCGGGACGCCGAGAAGAACAATTACCGCAACGGTAGTAGGCGCACCATCCCGGCAATTATTGAAGTTAAATGGTTTGATTGATAAATGATTAAATTCACGATATTTGGAGAGGCAGCATCAAAAGCGAACAGTCGCAAGATTGTGACTATTGCAGGCCGTCCGGCATCGATCAAATCAAGCAAAGCGCTGGCGTTTGAAAAATCTGCTTTGTTGCAAATACCGGCACAGGCAAAGCAGATGATAGAAGGTGATGTGGCGGCAACTATAAAGATATTTTATGCAACACGTAGGCCTGATCTGGATGAATCGATTGTGTTGGACGTGCTGCAAGCCAAGTACAAGAAGGGCGTATTGATTCGGCGCGGCGTGTACCTTAATGATCGACAGGTAAAAGAAAAGCATGTTTATCACGGCATCGACAAAGCGTGCCCGCGTGTTGAGATTGAGATCAGGCCGATAAATGGATGACATAGACCGAGCAGGAGCGCACATTGAAGCAACAGAAAAGCAGATTATTGACGCAGCACGCAAGAAGGCGGCAGATATTCCGGCTGGCTATTCAGGCGAGTGCGAATACTGTGGCGAATACTTTGAAAGGCTGGTGAAAAGCGCGTGCGGAAGGTGTCGTGATGAGTTTAAATTAGGATAAATCATGTTCTCAGTAAAAACAGATTTCAAAGATTTAATAAAGCAGCTTGATGACGTGCAAAAGCGGCAGATACCATTTGCTACATCGTTGGCAATTAATCGCACCGCTCAGAAGGTAAAGGAAGCGCAGCAAAAAGAAATGCGCGACGTATTCGACAGGCCAACACAATTCACGATCAATTCGCTGTTTATCAAGCCATCAACCAAGCAAACATTAACGGCCAGAGTTGGGCTGAAAGATTACGCATTAAAAGGCACAGCAGCGGCAAAGTATCTTGAAGCAGAGATCGGCGGCGGCGAGAGACGATTGAAACGCTATGAGGTGGCTTTAAGATCGGCTGGTGTGTTGCCAGAAGGATATTTTACAGTTCCAGGAGACGCGGCAAGTATCGATGCGTATGGAAACATAGCAAGGTCACAGATAGTTCAAATTATTTCGTATTTTCGAGCAAATAGAGAATCAGGATCAAGTAGCAATTCAACGGATAAGACACGCGCAAAGCTGGCAAAGAGTACGAAAAGTCGGTACGGGATTAGTTATTTTGTTGGCGCACCGGCTGGCGGTAAATTGCCGCTTGGTATCTGGATGAAGGTAAATACAAACTTTGGCGCATCAAATCCGAGGCCGGTATTGATATTCATTAAATCAACAAACTACGAGCCAATATACGACTTTAAATATGTGGCTGAAAGCACAGTCAAAAAGTACATTGATGATGAGTTTAGCAAAGCAATGAAAGAAGCAGTGGCAACAGCGAAGTAGTGAGGTAAGCTGGGTAAGGCGAGGCAGTCAATATGATCTTATTACAAATAGCGTTAGCAGATAATAAACGGCGAGCGCGTGAGATATTGAGGAGAGAGAATGAAAGCAAAAATAGACGAATCATATTTTGATGGTCATTACAAAGAATTGTTTATAAATGAAAGAGATAAGGTTAATAAAGATATAATAAATGATATTGAAAAAGTTTATAAAAATATAGACGATAAGTTTGATGAAATAAAGTTGATGATCGGGGATGTAAATTATATTTCAGTTAAAAGGTTGATGGAGCAAGGGGATTATTCAATCCCATTTCTCCGCGGGTGGGAAAAGGACCCATTAGAAATAGAATTCTCTGTTGCAAATCAATGTGGAGACGGTTATCTGTGCTCAAATATCAATTTAAAAGAAATGATATTAGAAGATATAGAAAATGATAACGAAGATCCAGATAATTTAAAGATTTTTGCCGATAGATTACGCAATCTTGCTGATGAAATTGAGCAGGTGATAATGGAAAAAATAGCAAACGGCTAGGGTCTGTTGATCTGATAGCAACTATGATGCGGCGAGAGCATATCAAGCGAATAGCAAATAAACGTATTACATGCGGTCAATTAGTTAGTGATGAAGATGTAAGCCGAAATTATTGGCAGCATTTAAAGTGGAAAGTAAAAAGGTACTTCCAAGGTATTGAAGCGCAAGGGTAATTTGAAC